CTTTATAATATCATGATAGATAAAATTTTATTGTGGGAGAAGATGATTATGTTTTGTGAAGGTGACATTAAAAGATTAGCTAACATGATGGAACCACCAGACATGAACCATTTCTTTTATTATAAAGATTTAGCAGATGAGCAAAAACAACTAATCAATAAACTATGGGGTATAAAAACATGAACAATAAAAATAATGTTTATCAACTAAATAATAATAATATGAAAAATATATACGAGAAACTTTACAATGCTTGTAATCATGCGAGTGGTGTAAAGAAAGCAAGTAAAGTAAAAGGTATGCCTTTTAATCCTTTACTACATGATGATGTACAAAGAGTTGCAATGGCAGCTCTATTAGAAAATAGATTGTACGCAACCTGTAACTACAATACAGAGATTACACCTAAGTGTGTAATTGTAACCTGTACTATGAAGATAACAGACATCGATGATCCAAAAAGTTTTATTATAGTAGACGGATGTACTGCAATGGGTGGTCTAGATAAATATGGTACGGGTCAAGCAATGTCGTACAGTAGAAAGTATGCATTCCTAAACGCATTAAATTTAAAAACAGGAATGGATTTAGAAGATGGTTACAATGCAAAACCATTTGAACAAAATTCTGAGGAGCAATCCTCGGAACCTACCTATCTCGATGATGAGATAGATGTAGAAGAGATTGTTAACAGGATCGAACAAACTAAAAGTCAAAAACATTTTGACATAGTTAAGAATGAAGTAAGATCTGTTGTTAATCATCTAAAACAAAACAACTTCAAAGCATACGAACATATAAGAAATCGTTCCGCTGCTCATGAAGTTTATATTCAGAAACCTTTTGAAGAAGCTAAGAAAGCTATGAAAAAACTTTCTGATAGACAAACCAATAATCAACAATAGTTGATATAACCAAGGAGAAAAAATGGATAATCAATCCGAAAAAATATACATCAACCTAGTCAAGAACAAAGATTGGAAGTCACCAACAGATAAACTTCCGGTCTATGTTGGTCCAAAAAATATGAAGCATCCAGATAAAAACTGGACCATTGGAGTCAACATAAATGGTAAGTGGTATAATCAAGCTGCCTTTCCTGCAAAGGATCAAGACGGCAATGTCAAGGAAGGAGCCATGACAGTTATTCTTACACCAAGCGGAGCAGGTAAAAATACTATTGCAAACTCTGATAGTGGTGGTAGTAACGAATATACCTTCTAACTTTTTTTGATCATTTATTAGTTAGAACGTATCTAGCAGGGTGGGGTTTTTTTCCCTTTCTATTCGTTTTCCTCACTCTGCTAAAAAAAACATATGACAGATAATATTAAAGAACCACCGCACTATACTCAGTATAAGATTGAGCCAATAGATTTTATTATTGCTAATGATTTAGATTTTTGTACCGGCAATGTAATTAAGTATGTTTTAAGATATAATTTAAAAAATGGAGTCGAAGATCTCAAAAAAGCGAGACAGTATATAGATTTTTTGATAGAAAAAAAAGTTGAAAAAAGTAAAAAATTATGACAAAATTTAGACGAATTATCAATGGCAGTTGTTCGTTCCAAATGATCGAACTATTTGATGATGTAGAGAAGGCTACTAACACAAAAAATAATGGTGAGTTAGTAGAATGTAAGATCGAAAACTTAGGTATCGATTTTACAAAAGTAACAAAGGAGCATGATGGAACAAATCCGATTGCGTCTGCAGAAGCTGAAGGATCAACAAGCGAAAAAACATTCGAAGTATCTGGAAGCAAAACAGAAAGTAAGTAAGTATCAAAAAGATTCTTACGCTTTACTTTGGAAAATCGAGCAGACAAAAGAAGAGTTAATGAGAGCAGAATAGATCATTAACTTAATAATTGAAAAAAACGTAAACAAACTGTAGGGGATCTATGACCATAAATGTAAGTCAACACTATAAAAATCATATAAAAAACATAAACAACAATCATTTTATATATAAAGTAAAGAAAGCATTTTACCTTCTTACGAACCAAGAAGAAAGATTATATGAGGTAGGGTTCTCAGAGGGATTTTTGTATGCAGCAGATCTCCTACAAAAAAATCAACCAATTGTAGATAGTAATTTAAAAAGAACAGTAGGTATTAAATTTAAAACTGCCAACATGGAAACTGTCAATCAAGTAGTAGATAAAGTTTGTAAAAGATGTTTAGTTAGTAAGCATGACATCTTCAGTAAAGGTAGAACTAGAGACGTAGTTCGAGCAAGAAGTATACTTTATAATCTATTGCATGAAAGTTATAATGTTAGTATCTCGTCAATGAGTAGAGTTTTTAATCAAGATCACACAACAATAATTCATTCTTTAAGAAATAAAGAAGATAAAAGAAATTATTGGGGTCCAGAAAATACTATTTGGGAAGAGTTTAAACAGTTACAACAAGAAGTTACTAACTAAAACTTCTATATCTTCTAGTTTTAGAAGCTATAGACTTTGGTTGTTTACTATGTTGTTTACCTGCTCTTTTAGCTTTACGTTTAGCTCTTGTCGTTGCTGCATACTCCGCAGCACTTAGGTTCTTTATTGCTGCAGATGGCAAGTATCTTTCCCCAGTAACACTTGATTTTTTTCCAGATTTGGTTCGCCATTTTTGTCTACCCCACGCCTTTAAACTTCTTTGTGATTTAGCTAGTGCCATTATCTATAACCACCACCAGCTGCTTTATATCTTTTTGCTAACAGTTGTGCCTTTCTTGCACTCCATTTACCTGCAGCAGTTCCCTGCACATTAGATGATTTGATCCTTTGAAACAATCTTTTTCTTAGTGCAGGTTTAGTATAGTTACCTGCTTTGTTAACTGTACTTTTTTTTGCCATTTTTCTTTTTTCCTGCTTTTAATTTTTTAAAGTCAGCTCCTGTAATTTTATTTCTTGGTTCTGCAACACGAGCTATCTTCATTTGTTTTGCAGTATATTTTTTTCCCGGCATTAGTATTTACCTTTTGATTTCATCTTCATACCTTTTTTCTTAGCGTATGCTTTTGCTTTTTTCTTACCAGCTTTCGTATAGCTGAACTTCTTTTTTCCTACCATTGGCATAGTTTGTCTCCTTTAATTTACGTTGACAATAATTATCATAACAAGAACCATCTTTGCCATCATGACAATAATACTTCTTGTTGTTATAGCTTATAATCCATGCACCTTCATTACTCAATAGTTCTTTATTGCATTCTTCACAAACACCACAAAGTCTTACTACGTTTTGTTTTTTCCATCCCTTTTTTTTCATATTAACATTTCCATCTACGTCTAGCTTGTCTTAATCTTGAATTAGGATTCTTAGCTGCTTTTGGAAATTTTTTCATTTGACCTGCAGATCTAGCACAGTAACTCTTTCTACGTTTAGCTGCCTTACTACCCTTTTTAACTTTACCTGTAACTGCAGTTTTTAATTTAGATCCGGGATTCTCTCTTCTATATCTAGCAACACCTGCTTTAGTCATACCTGCACCAGACTTTGTAGATCTGTAATACTTTTTACTTCTTGGTGGTTGTTTGTCTGCCATTATTTCATCATCCTATCTATATGATTATATATTCTTCCTATTTGTTTATCAATCGACATTATTTCTTCTGATAACATTCCTAAATGCACTTGTATTTCTACAATAGTAATTAATACATAACTTGAAAGACCAAGTAAAATTGTACCAAGCAAAGGTAAAATCCAATTATTTTTTTTCATTAGACCATACCCATAGTAATATTGCTATTACTCCTAATATACATATAGTTATACTTATTGAGTATCCTATTTCCCACATTATCTTTTCTTAAATATATAAAAAGTTATCATAAAAAAAACTATCCAATACCAAAAACAATATGGCAATAGTTTAGCAAATTGTTCTGGCATCAATAAGAAACCTATCTTGTCTATTAATTGTTCCATTATTTCTTCTTCTTCTTTTTCTTAGGAAAAAAAATTTTATCAAGATGCTCTGCAAATGTATCTAATGCAGCAAAACATTTATATAAAAATTTATCAATCACATTCCACCTCTGTTCTTAGCTTTATAAGATCTCTTCTTATGTTTATTCATACTAGACATCTTGGGTCTTTTACCTATGCTAGTTTTTTTTGGAATTCTTTCGTGAGGTATAAACTCTTTTAGATTTCTTTTTGCCATACATCTTACCTGTCTGTTGAGACTTTAGAGTAATCTTAGTTCCAAACTGTTGCGAAAACATTTTAGCTATTTCTTTACTCATTTCTTCTTTATCTTATTTAAAGTAGTTACACCAAAT